GGTTACCGTGTCATGCACGGGCAGGAAGTTCCACCGCAATACCGTGTCAATCGTGTTGCGCTGTATTGTGATACTGTCGTGTACGTATGTGGTATCGTGCCGCCATAGTGCCGCGCATCGGTTCACGGCGCGGGCGCAACGGCGCTCGGTGCTGCACCCGATCAGCAGCAGGGCGAGTAGTAGTGTTATGGTTCGCATGGTTGTTGTATTGCAGTACTTAGGTAATGTTAGCGACAAGTTAGGCGTAATTCTAATCGAAGTCCACCCAACCTGCATCACTTGGTAAATTTTGTTTCAACTGCCTATATGCCAATAATTGACAAAACCTAAAATGAAACTTTAATCCAGTTCCTCTTGAAGGGTGATAATATTGTTTTAATAACTTACCACGTTCACGAGTTTCTTTGTTGTATTCCCAAATAAAAGTTTCATAAGTAGGGTATCTCATACCCTGTATAGAAGTAGCCCACATCGCAGTTGAAACAAAATATTTATCGAATATATTTTGAGCAACATTGATAGAAGAACTACGCCTAACAGCACCTACCAAAAAGGCGTGGCTTTCGGCTTCGTTAGAAGCATTTGTGGTTAAATTATCATTCATATTTCTAAGTTTATTTTGTGGTTAAAATCCCGCCCTTCTGGTAGCTGCATCTGATAAGCAGCAGGGCGAGTAGTAGTGTCAGGAAATAGCGTAGATATTTTGGCTGCGTTTTGATGACTTTTTCTTCAATTACATCGTTGGATTGCTCGCAGGTACATTTCGGCAAACAATCCGCTATCTCCCGCTTTTCGGATTCCAACAGCAGCAGGCCGTGTTCGTCGGCAAGGTGTTTGAAAAGTTTGTCAAGGTTCATAGTCCGGCCTCCTCTCTGCTTATGCGCTCGAACTCCACAACCCACACCCACGGGTTTGCTTCCCATGATTCGGGGCCGTTGATAGATTGCCAGAGGCTTTGGAAGGAATCCTTGGCATAAACGAACAATTCTATACGATTTTTACCACTATAATCGAATAAATAATCTTCATAACCTTCCCCAGCTTCTGAATAATAAATGCCTTCATTTTTCGCGTCGTCTTCGCTTATCTCCTGCAACCGTTCAACGCGGACGGCCTTGATGCGCAGGAACAGGCGGGCAGCTTCGCGGGGCATATGGATAGAAGGCTTCCATTTCCAGTCCTCGCTGCTGTCGCTGTAGTCGGCTTTGAACTGATAGCCGATATCGTTACCGTCACTATCAGAGGGCAATGCCCACGTTTCCTGCACCCACAGCACGTCGCCGGACTGGCCGTAGGGGCAACGAACCGTGTGGTTGAGGGTTTTTTCGGTTACAAAAGCAATTGCATTGTCTGCGTTTAAAAAGTCGTCAGACGGCGGCTGCGGTTTCACCACCCTGCGGGTCTGAGTTTTTCTGCCTTCGCGAATAGCCTGCACCTCCCACGTCTTTAATGGAATCGGCCGCGTTTTCATCCTTCACCCCCTTTCATCTCTTCGTGAATTGCCGTCAATTCGTCGATAAGCTGCTTAACTTCGGCCTTGGATAAATCTGATTCGAAGTAAAAATCGCAACACTCCTGTACAAGCAATTGGCGTTTGTCGCGTCTTAATTCAAAGCTTACAACACCTTCTTCCTTTAATTTTGCAAGTATGCTCATCCCTCACCCCCTTCCATCTCCTTAAGCCATGTTTCATACACATGAGCCTTGCCGAGGTCTTCCATCGGTGACATGGTTTTTTTTCCGGCTCGCATCCGGTACTTGATCAGGTTGCCGAGGCAGTAGCCGCGAAACTCTTCAGGTGTCAGGACAGCGCGGATCATGTCCACAACCTCCAGACCTTCCGCGACCTTGTAATGTGACGGGCTGGTGATTGCTTCCTCTTCGCGCTCCATGCGGGCGTAATCTTCCAGGGTGATGGAGGGCGGCACAAACGTGCCATTAGTCAAAGCATCGTTATGCTTCCGTGCCGCTTGTTTCTCCGCGCATGGTTCGCATTGACCTTGACAACGACTTACTCCCATGTTTTCATCGCGATGGCAATAGAACGGCGGCGGCGGCGCGGTGTCCACGCGGGCGAAGTCTTTGATAACCGGCTCCGGCTCCGGCAGCATGCTAGCCTTGCGCAGGTCTTCGATGGATGACGCGGGGATGGGTGGGTGTTGGCCTTGGTGGACGTCTTGCCAAAAAGCCCAATGTTCGGGAGTATTTAGCCAAGATATTTTTTTCACCCGTCCGTCGGGCTGTCCTTCAATAGTCGCTTGTGAATACCTCAACTCCGCCAAAGCGCGGAGCGGGTAAGTGTGGCTGTTAGGTAGTTGGCTGATTAGCATGGTTTATTTGTGTTTGGTTGATTAAGTGGAGAGTATATGTAGGCTATAAATGAGGAAAATAAAGCACATATGCAATACGTTACTCTTCCATCTTTGCCCCAATCGTATGGGTTTAGATGCCATGTGACAAAAGAAAATAAAATATATTGAGTTAATAGACCGGCTAGTAGACATAAGATAAAAATTATGTATTTCATACTTCTTCTTTTTTCATTTTGGCAATTACTTCCCTGACTGTTTTTTGTGATACTTCAGGCGCATCGCAAGCGGTCATGACAGCCGCTGCCATTTCTAACGCTTCCAGCAGTTCATCGCGCTGGGCTTGTGCCTTCCTCATGTCTGCAACGAGTGTGTAATATGTGCGCCCATCCCTGCCAAAATACTGGCTAATATCTTTCAGCTCTTCGTTGCTGATTCCCGCGCAGGCGTTCACGCAGGCGACTATGCGGGCGGCGTCTTTTTCGAGAGCACATTCAAATAGAAACCAATCACTTGCATTTGACTTGCCGCCATACATTTCTGTGCCGTGCATTTTACGCAGTTCCCACGGCTGCGGTGTGTTTTTCATATCGCACCCCCTTCCTGCATCTTGCGGATTACGCGCCATTTGATTTCCGTGAACTGCTCAAGTGTGCAGGGCTGCAAATCTTTCCATGTGCCGAGGATGTTCGTGGAATAGCAGGTAATTTCCTGTTTTTCCAAGCCGATGTAATCGGCGTAAAGCGTTGCCGTGCCGTCAGGTCGCACGATGTAGGCCATGTTCGGGCCGTGGGTGAAGTATTGTGTTTGGTTTTCCATAGTGGTAAAGGTTAAGGGGCGGTTGTCAGCCGCCCGGAATTAATTTAGTTTTCTCCTTTGTTTCGTGCTATTCGGTCTGCAAGCTCCATTTCTGCAGCTTCTTCGTAAAAATCTTTGCGGTCTTTAGCCCATTGTTCTAATGCCCATTCTTTTGCATTTTTAAGGTCTTCTTCACTATATGCATCTGCCCGTAGTACTTCTCCGTCTTTTACTTGTGCAGTAGCAAGCCCTGACTCTCCTTGATATTTGTACTTAATAAGTTGTTTTTCAAATATTCCTGTTTTCATAGTTAGAAAATGTATCGTATAGACTCTAAAGGGAAATAATCTTGGTAGATTTCTTTGAACTCTTGTATCATCTTTGCCTTTAGCTGATGTTTGTATCTAAGCACATCTCCCCCATACTGAGAACTCTTAAGTTCTTGAAAATCCTCACTATAACACAGATTATTTACTTCTTCTGTGTTTTGTTTATGTTGGGAATAAGAGTAAGTCAAAAATATACATTCTGACTTAAAAGAAAAATCTGGAATGTCTGCAATCTTTTGAAAGAGCTTGCGATACTCTTGTTTCCAATCCCGTTCATAGATAATAGGACTGAAGTTCAAATGGATTTCAAAGTTCTCTTTTAATCTTGGAATTTGGGCAAGTCTTGTTTCAATAGAATCAGTTCCTTTTTCTAGTATGTCAGAATAAACTTGAGGCATTAAACTGATTCTTACTCTGTGTTTTTCTGGATTTCCTACATTAGGCACTTTAGAAGGATACTTAGTAGCAAAAGTGCTTTTAAGTTTAGGATGAAGATTAAAATATTCTAGTACTTTTTCCCAAGGATAATGTTTCCAATGTAGTCCTACGTCTGTACTGCAGCCTATATCTACTACGTAGTAAGTATTGTCTATTTGATTGGGATTTTTTGGCCACTGTTTTTTAGCAACCCAATCAGAAAGTCTGTCTAAAATCTTTAAAAGATTCTTGTTGAGATAAACAGTGTCGTTGTTATATCTTCCTACATAACAATACGACCGCATACAGCCGCCACAGCACCCATAGATAAAATTGGGTGATATGGCGTCTGCACTACGGTCGTTATCTCTTACTTTTAAAGTTTTAGTTTCTTGCGAAACTATTTGCATCAAGGATTATTTATGAAATTGTAAGCAGCAGTACTGCCGGACATATTGAACTCATAGATTCGTGTCCCACAATGTCCATCGTTGTGTCTTACCCGCATTACAGAAGCAGATTTAAAATCATCTACCATAATAGATATGTCGTAGGTAATAAATACTTTTTTGCGGTCTTCAGATAAAGTTCCAACTGCTTCATATTTTTCCCAGTTTTCGTTTACTAAGAAAGAAATCTCTACTGTAGGATCTTCTTCACAATTAAAGCCGGTAAAAAGAAGCATACCTATTGGCTCTCCTGCTCCCCCAAAAAGTTTTACAAAGTTGTCTGTTGCATCTTCTACATATGCAATCTTGAATTTTGGGTCAAATCCATTGTCTACTGTTTTGTATTTCCACTGAGCAAATGCAGTAGTAAATGACAGGAGAACGAAGATAAAAGCGATTGTCTTTTTCATGGTTTTTAAATTTGGGGTTGAGTGGGTTGATTATTAAAGTATTTGGTTTTTATTGCAGATTTCATTTTTTCAATGATTTCTTCAGACTCTTTTACGGCCTGAGTGTACTTCTTAGTCAGATTAAAGTTCGACTCTAAGATTAGTTTTTTGTAACCTTGATAAGTCATAAATGTCTCTAGAATAAAGTTACCTTGTTTCTTTCGGGTTACTGGAAAAACAGAAG